GTAGTATTACCAGCGCACTTCGGCAGCGGCAGCACCTCGGCAGCGTCAGTGAAAATGCCAAGCAAGAAAAGCGGCCCGCAACCCCATAAGAGGTGGGTGTTCACCCTTAATAATCCTTCCGAGGAGGAGAAAAACAAAATACGGGAGCTTCCAATCTCCCTTTTTGATTATTTTGTTTGCGGAGAGGAAGGTTTGGAAGAGGGTAGAACTCCTCACCTCCAGGGGTTTGCGAATTTTGCTAAGAAGCAGACTTTTAACAAGGTGAAGTGGTATTTTGGTGCCCGCTGCCACATCGAGAAAGCGAAAGGAACCGACCAGCAGAATAAAGAATACTGCAGTAAAGAAGGTCACATACTTATCGAGTGTGGAGCTCCGCGGAACCAGGGGAAGCGCAGCGACCTGTCTACTGCTGTGAGTACCCTTTTGGAGACGGGGTCTTTGGTGACTGTAGCCGAGCAGTTCCCTGTAACGTATGTGAGAAATTTCCGCGGGCTGGCTGAACTTTTGAAAGTGAGCGGGAAGATGCAGCAGCGTGATTGGAAGACAGCTGTACACGTCATAGTGGGCCCGCCCGGTTGTGGGAAGAGCCAGTGGGCCCGTAATTTTACTGAGCCTAGCGACACCTACTGGAAGCCTAGTAGAAATAAGTGGTGGGATGGATATCATGGAGAAGAAGTTGTTGTTTTGGATGATTTTTATGGCTGGTTACCTTGGGATGATCTACTGAGACTGTGTGACCGGTATCCATTGACTGTAGAGACTAAAGGCGGTACTGTTCCTTTTTTGGCCCGCAGTATTTTGATTACCAGCAATCAGGCCCCCCAGGAATGGTACTCCTCAACTGCTGTCCCAGCTGTAGAAGCTCTCTATCGGAGGATTACTACTTTGCAATTTTGGAAGACTGCTGGAGAACAATCCACGGAGGTACCCGAAGGCCGATTTGAAGCAGTGGACCCACCCTGTGCCCTTTTCCCATATAAAATAAATTACTGAGTCTTTTTTGTTATCACATCGTAATGGTTTTTATTTTTATTTATTTAGAGGTCTTTTAGGATAAATTCTCTGAATTGTACATAAATAGTCAGCCTTACCACATAATTTTGGGCTGTGGCTGCATTTTGGAGCGCATAGCCGAGGCCTGTGTGCTCGACATTGGTGTGGGTATTTAAATGGAGCCACAGCTGGTTTCTTTTATTATTTGGGTGGAACCAATCAATTGTTTGGTCCAGCTCAGGTTTGGGGGTGAAGTACCTGGAGTGGTAGGTAAAGGGCTGCCTTATGGTGTGGCGGGAGGAGTAGTTAATATAGGGGTCATAGGCCAAGTTGGTGGAGGGGGTTACAAAGTTGGCATCCAAGATAACAACAGTGGACCCAACACCTCTTTGATTAGAGGTGATGGGGTCTCTGGGGTAAAATTCATATTTAGCCTTTCTAATACGGTAGTATTGGAAAGGTAGGGGTAGGGGGTTGGTGCCGCCTGAGGGGGGGAGGAACTGGCCGATGTTGAATTTGAGGTAGTTAACATTCCAAGATGGCTGCGAGTATCCTCCTTTTATGGTGAGTACCAATTCTGTAGAAAGGCGGGAATTGAAGATACCCGTCTTTCGGCGCCATCTGTAACGGTTTCTGAAGGCGGGGTGTGCCAAATATGGTCTTCTCCGGAGGATGTTTCCAAGATGGCTGCGGGGGCGGGTCCTTCTTCTGCGGTAACGCCTCCTTGGCCACGTCATCCTATAAAAGTGAAAGAAGTGCGCTGCT